GGCTAAATGTTACTGATACGTTTACAGGCGCAAGCAGGCGAGCATTGTTGAATCAGGCTTTCAACGCCAAAGATGCCACACGAGTCGCCGCCTTCTTCAAAGCGTTTGCAGAAACCGCTCCGGGGGCTCCGAGTAAGCCTACCGCTCCGCCAGTAGATGCCGCTTCCCTCGTTTCGCCAGCATCTGTTTCAAGTGGGCCAGCCCCAACTCAACCGCGTCGTGGAAAATACTGGACGCAAGCTGAGATTGAGCAGATTTATGACGATAAGTTGAGGGGAAAAATCACCCTCGAACAGTTCACTGCCCTTGAAAAAGAGGCGCTTGAAGCACTGGCCGAGGGGCGTGTCCGCTAACCCCCTAACCCTTTTCAGGAGCTACTCTCATGGCCTTTCCTACCGTACCGGGATATTCGCAATACTCCGGCAACCTAATCCCCATTTTGTGGGCCAAAAAACTGCTGGAGCGTTTCTACGACGCAACAGTTTTCGCTGAAATCAGCAACACTGATTATCAGGGCGAAATCCGGAACCAAGGTGATACCGTCCGTATCAACCAGATTCCTGATATCACCATTTCCAACTACACCGCCGGTCAGGCTCTGACCTATGAAATCCCACCGGTCTCCACCTTGGACCTGTTGATTGACCAAGGTAAGTACTGGGCTTTCCAACTCGACGACGTCATGGACGTTCAGGCCGCCATCAGTATGATGGGTCCTTGGGCAACCAACGCCTCGGAGCAGTTGAAAATCGCAGTGGATACCAACTGCCTTGCCCATATCCTGGACAAGTGCGCAGCTGAAAACCGTGGTGCCACCGCCGGCGCTGTCTCCGGTAACGTGAACCTCGGCACCGTCGCCGCTCCATTCTCCATCACCAAAGCCAACGTCATCGAGTTCATCGTTGACCTGGGCCAAGTGCTGGACGAGCAGTCCATCCCGGAAACCGGCCGTAAGCTGGTCATCCCGGCTTGGATGGCAGGCCAGATGAAGAAGTCCGACCTGAAAGCTGCAAACATCACCGGTGATGACACCGCCGTGATGCGTAACGGCCGCATCGGCATCGTCGACCGCTTCGAAGTGTACGTCAGCAACCTGTTGCCGAACGTAACCGGCGCGACCCCGTCCACCACTGTGTATGCCTGCACCCAGGCTGCCAACACCTTCGCTGCCCAGTTGACCAAAACTGAACAGCTCCGTTCGCAAACCACCTTCGGTGATTTGATGCGCGGTCTGATGGTGTTCGGTCGTGAGTGCGTCAACCCAGTTGCGATGGCGCAAGGTCAAGTCGTCCGCGGTTAAGCCATAAATCCCCCCATCATATGGTGGGGGGATTTTTCTTGGAGATAACGATGTCAAAGCTCTATCGAAACAAAAACTCCGGCAATATATGGCCAGAATTCAAGGGTACCGAAAATCAGGCCAACTACCCGAAAACTTGGGAAGAAGTGGACGCTGAAGGTAATTTGGTCGTAGCGAAAGAAGGCGACCAGGAACCCTACGAACTCGTACCAAAGAAGGCTGCTATACCGCACAAAAAGAAGTAACACCAAGAGGGCAATATGAAAACTGTGGCGGACAACATTTTACAGACCCGGACCATATTGCAGGACCTCGATGCAGCCAACGGCTATCGGTACCCTGACACAGAGTTGTTAGGGTACTTCTACGACGGAATCCAGATGGCATTCTCCCTGCGTCCTGACCTACGCATCGGCGAGTACGCTATCCCAATCCCCGACTCCTACGCGCTGGCCGACCCATTCCCGCTCCCTCTAAAATTTTTCGCTGGGGTTAGCAACTACACCGCTGGCCGCGCTGAAACTCAGGACTCTGAGTTCGCGGTTGAAGGTCGAGCGGCAGCACTGATGTCCGCGCTCCCAACAGTTCTTGTGAAAGGGGTATAACGTGCCCATACCGAAGTCCGACTTCTACGACTTTATCCTTCCGTTTGTCCCGGGCGTGGAGGAATCACTCGTCAATTTCGCCATCATGCGCGCTGTGCGCGAAGCGGCGGAAAAGTCGGGAATCATTCGACAAGTCATCGATATCCCTGTAATCCCCCTGCAGTCGACCTACGATGTCCCACTTCCGGCTGATATGGAGCTGGCGTGGGCATTTCTCGTTCGATGGTATGTGGACAATACCAATGTCCGAATCTACCCCATCAACGACAATATCGCTGAGTACATGAGCACCATGCAGCCGGCCGCGCCTACCGCGTGGCGTCAAGTGTTGCCTGACCAGATAACCCTGTACCCGGTCCCAAATGAGGCAGGCGTTATTCGTATAACGGCCATGCTTAAACCCATCTTCGCACTCAATTCCCCCGTCCCTGACTTGTTCTACGACTACCGGGAAATGATTGCTGACGGCGCCCTGGCCCTACTGTACGGTGCCCCTGGCAAGCCATGGACAAGCAAAGAAGCCTCTGATGCGGCGTACAAGAATTTCGCCAAACAGGTTCTGGCCCTGCGCGTTCTCACCCGTAGCGGTGGTATGCCGAATAACTCTACAATGAAAGGTGTCGCCACCTTTGGCGAGCAGAGCGCGACTTACGCCGGAGGCGTCCAATGATTCCAGTATGCCTAGCCACCAATAACGCATCGACCACGCTGCTGTCCTCCTTAAATGCGACGGATACTACGATGGTTGTCGCCGCCGGAACCGGTTCTGAGTTTCCGAACCCGACCGGAGGCAACTACTTCTACCTAACCCTGTCGAACATCGCTGGTGACCAGGAGATTGTGAAAGTCACCCTGCGCAACACAGACACCATGACCATTGTTCGTGGTCAGGACAACACCGTTGCCCGCGTCTGGTTACCCGGTGATTTCGTGCAGTTGCGCATCGTTGCTGCTGCCTTCAACGACGCCTTCGGTTGGGCCTATCTCGTTGGACAGCCGGATGGATTGGCCCCCCTTGACGCAAACGCCAACCTTCCGACGGCTTTCCTGTATACCGGAGGTTCGGATGGTGTGGTTGTTTTGGTTGGTGGAAAGGTACCAATTGCCCAGTTGCCGGCAGGTGTCGCTAATGGTCTCGCGACCCTTAACGCTCAGGGTGTAGTCCCCTCCACTCAGCTTCCTACGTTGGCCTACCTGCCGCTATCCGGCGGTACGCTGACGGGCGACTTGCTCATCCAGACCAGCCTCGAAGTGAATGGAGACTCAGTCGTTGATGGTGCTACTACGTTGAACGGCACCCTTCAGGTCGGAGACCCTGCTACCTTTTTGAGCGGTATCATTGTCAACGCCAGCGGTGAGTCCGCGGCGGCGCAGATTAACGGCAACGCCAATATCCAGACTGAGTTGGTCGTCGGCAACACCATCGATGCCGGCAACACTATAACGGCCCCCAGCTTCGTTGGTGTTATGCAACCCAGTGATGCCGCTAACCAAGGGTTTATTTCTGGTGTCCGATATTCCACCTCTGCCCCATCCGGAGCCCCAGTAGCAAGTGAAGGTGCCTGGTGGATACAGTACGAAAACTAAGGATGGAAAATGGCACTACGAGTCAGCGTCGGAAACGTCAACAAAAGGGTCATCGGCGTTTGGGTGTCCGTTGGCGGAGCTTGGAAAAAAGTAACCAACGCATGGTCCTCTAATGGTAATGTCTACCGCCTGTGGTGGAGACTGACCCGAGCTCTTGGTGGTACCAGCCTATTCGCCTCTGACATCGGTGGAAATAACAGTTTCGCGGCCGTTGGCATAACCTATCAGGTTAATGGTGTCGTAGCCCGTAATGCACAAACAGGTGGCGGTAGTGGCTCCTCGTCAAGCCCCGGCGCTCCTGTTGCAAACTGGAACACCTACGGTGGTGCATACGTCAGCTGGCAGGAACTCTCTTGGAACCAATCGAACGCCTGCTTTCCAGACGGCACTGCTCCAGAGGGGGTAAGAACCCCAATGACAGCTCCGTTCGGTGTTTCCGTATCGGCAAACTATAGCTCCGCTGACCCACCGGGGCAAAGCGGTAACGGTACGATACGGATGTACGTGTGGGCTGACCTTACCTCGCCGACCCCCATCGCAACACAGGATTTCAACTTCTCGGTGCAAGCAGGATGACTACTCTCCGATTCGCAGATTTCGGGGGCATGGTTCCGCGTTTAGGAAAGCGCAACCTGCCACCCAACGCCGCAACGGTAGCTGGTAACACCAAGCTGCTCAGTGGGGAGCTGCGTCCGATATTCGGCCTGCTTCCGTTATCTACTGTGGCAGACCAAGCCCCCGCGACCGTATTCCACTTCGAATACAACGGTGGCGACTACTTCATTTCGTTCCCCATCAAGACCTGGGTGGTCCAGTCCCCGCTCCTCAACGACTCGTTCGACCGTCTGTTCTGGACGAACGCGACCGGTATGTGGGAGAACACCAAGCCCCGTATCATCAACGGAGACCCGCCATATAAGGTAGGCGTCCCTCCTCCGTCTGGCCAGATGACTGGTATTACGTCCGGTGGTACGCCTGAGTTCGCTGAGACCCGTATCTACACGACGACCTTCGTCACCGGTTTCAATGAGGAAGGTCCGCCGGGAGAGTCCCTTACCCTGACCGGGAACACCGACGGTGG